ATAGCCCTTAATGACGATCACCCTGCCCAACTAGCCGCTATTAAGTTGTGCATGGACAGAATGTTGCCTGTCTCCATGTTTGAGAAAGAGGGTAAGCAAAGGTCTGCTGTGACGATCAATATCACAGGTATTGGAGAAATCAGCCACGCACCTACAATTGACGCAGAAGATGTGGAGGATAAAAATGGCTGATATGTTCGCAGATTTAGAGGGAATGGGGCTTACGCCACAGGAAATTAACAAAGTTGCCTACCATCGGCAAAACCTTGGCAACCCCTTCATAAACCAAGAAGGCAATCCAATGACCATCTATGCCACGGGAATTGAGATTCCTGAAGGCAAAAACAAAGGTAAATTTGTCTCTGTGCCTGGCTATGTTGGTGGACGCATAGTTACCGATGAAAACCAGTTGTACAACATTTGGAAAAAAGACATCCAAAATGGCAAATGGCCTGTATACGAAACCCCTGAACAACTAAATGCCAGAGATGCTTGGTTGCATCAAATTATGGATAAAGACATGACTCGCTACTTTGAGCAACAACGTCTTAATCAACCCTATCAGCAAATGGAAAGTCTTTACTATCAAGACCCATTCTTGACTATCAAATGAGTGATCTAAACTTTAGCCTACTGCCTTGGCAAGAAGAAGTCTTCAAGGATAAGACTAGGTTCAAGGTAATTGCGGCTGGTCGTAGGTGTGGCAAGTCCCGTATGGCGGCAGTTACCCTACTTATTGAAGCATTGAAATGCCCTGCGGGTTCTGCGGTGCTTTATGTTGCGCCTACCAATGGTCAGGCTAGACAGATTATTTGGCAAGTTTTAATGGATTTAGGACGAGAGGTTATCCAAAATGCCCACATCAACAACCAAGATATCACCACCATCAACGGAGCAACCATCTACGTCCGAGGTGCTGATAGACCCGATACCCTCCGTGGAGTCTCCCTTACCTACGCAGTCCTTGACGAAGTTGCCGACATCAAGCCCGAAGCGTGGGAGCAAGTTATCCGAGCCTCTCTGTCCGATAAAAAAGGAAGAGCCATGTTCATCGGAACTCCAAAAGGAAGAAACTGGTTCTACGATCTGTTTAGATTGGGCGAAAGCGCAGAGGATAAAGATTGGAAATCTTGGCACTTCACTACCAAAGACAACCCCCTGATCGACCCAACTGAGATTGAATCAGCCAAGAAAACCCTGTCTACCTTTGCTTTTAAGCAAGAATACATGGCTAGTTTCACCAATGCTGGTAGCAACATCTTCAAAGAAGAGTGGATCAAGTACGGGGAAGAGCCTGAGTATGGCAGTTACTACATAGCCTGTGACTTGGCAGGATTCGAGGAAGTTGCCAAACAAGCGGCTAATTCCAAGAAAAGGCTAGATCAGACTGCTATTGCTGTGGTCAAGGTAACTGATGATGGCAAATGGTTTGTCAAAGAGATTGTCTACGGGCGTTGGGACATCCGAGAGACTGCGGCAACCATCCTGTTGAAGATGCGTGAGTACAAGCCTTTGAGTGTAGGAATTGAGAAGGGTGCGCTAAAAAACGCAGTTTTGCCATATTTATCTGACTTAATGCGTAAAAATAATGTATATTCGCATATAGTTGACTTAACGCATGGCAACAGGAAAAAGGCTGACAGAATTATCTGGAGTCTCCAAGGGCGGTTTGAGCATGGGCGTATTGTGCTGAACTCTGAGGAGGATTGGGATGAATTTAAAGATCAACTTCTTTTATTTCCCGCCATTGGAGTGCATGATGATTTGCCAGATGCTTTGTCATATATAGATCAGATGGCTGTCACCTCTTACTTTGTAGATGACCAAGAAGATGAGTGGGAGCCTGTGGACATAATTAGTGGGGTTTAAATGGCAACAGACAAACTAGAGCAAAACGAATTTTATGAGCCAACTGAGGCTGATAAAGAGTTGACGGCTTTTGTGACAGACCATTGCAATCGTTGGCGTGAATACAGAGATACCAATTTTCTTCCCCAATACCTAGAGTACGAGCGCATCTTCCGTGGTCAATGGGCTTCTGAAGATAAAACCCGTGAGTCTGAGCGTTCACGTATCGTCACCCCCGCCACCCAGCAAGCCGTAGAAACACGTCATGCTGAAATTATGGAAGCAATCTTTGGTCAAGGCGAGTTCTTTGACATTGAAGATGACATCAGAGACTACAACGGCAACCCCATAGATGTTGAGTTAATCAAGGCTCAACTGATGGAAGACTTCAAGAAAGACAAAATTAGGAAGTCCATTGACCAAATTGAGTTGATGGCTGAAATCTATGGCACAGGCATAGGTGAGATTGTTGTCAAGACTGAGAAAGAGTACGTCCCTGCCACCCAAGCCATCCCAAATATGCAAGGGCAAGCGGCTATCGGTGTCATGGAAAAAGACAGGATTGGCGTGAAGATCATGCCTATCAATCCCAAGAACTTTTTGTTTGATCCAAACGGAACTTCCATTGATGACTGTATGGGCGTGGCTATCGAGAAGTACATCTCGATTCACAAGATTGTCCAAGGCATAGAGAAGGGTATCTATCGCAAGGTTGATATTGGTACTGCTGGCGAGGATACAGACCTAGAGCCTACCCAAGAGGTAAGCCAGTATCAGGACGAGAAGGTTCTTCTCCTGACCTACTATGGTTTAGTCCCAAGAGAGTACTTGAACAATCTCAAGGAAAACAAAGACATTGTGGAGTTGTTTCCTGAGAACTCTGTGGCTGAAGACTACTCGGACATGGTGGAAGCGATTGTTGTGATTGCCAATGATGGTCAACTTCTCAAAGCAGAAGAAAACCCTTACATGATGAAGGATCGCCCTGTTTTAAGTTATCAGGATGACACAGTACCTAATCGCTTACTTGGCAGAGGCACAGTAGAAAAAGCGTTCAATATGCAAAAGGCTATTGATGCTCAGACTCGCTCACACTTAGATTCCTTAGCACTTACAACTAGCCCCATGATTGCGATGGATGCGACTCGCCTCCCACGAGGAATGAAGTTTGAAGTGAAGCCAGGCAAAGCGATCCTCACCAATGGCGCACCTTCTGAGATTCTCTACCCCTTTAAGTTCGGTCAAAGCGACCCCAACAACTTGGCTACTGCCAAAGACTTTGAGCGTATGTTGTTACAAGCAACAGGAACATTGGATTCCCAAGGCATGATTAGCAATGTGGCTAGAGATGGTGGTCAAGGCGGTATGTCTATGGCAGTTGCCTCTATCATCAAGAAGTACAAACGCACTTTGGTGAACTTCCAAGAAGATTTCCTGATCCCGTTTATCCAAGAGGCGGCTTTCCGCTATATGCAGTTTGACCCAGAGCGGTATCCCTCAGTTGATATGAACTTCATTCCAACTGCAACCCTTGGAATTATTGCTAGAGAGTACGAGCAACAGCAGTTTATTGGGCTTTTGCAGACGCTTGGCCCGAACACGCCTGTGTTGCCAATCATCTTGAAAGGCATTTTGACCAATTCAAGCCTGTCTAATAGGTATGAGTTGATACAGATGTTGGACAAGATGAGCCAACCTGACCCACAAGCACAAGAGATGGAGCAAGTTAAGCAACAATTGGCATTGCAAGCGGCTCAAGCGCAGATTGCGGTCAGCACTACACAGGCAGAACAGAATCGGGCAGAGGCAACCAAGTTGTCTGTTGAGGCTCAGTTGATGCCACAAGAAGTTCAAGCCAAAATGAGTGCATCTTTGACTAAGAATTTGCCAAGTGAGGCAGATGCTAACCAAAGAGAGTTTGATAAAAGGGTTAAGATTGCTGAATTGATGCTCAAAGAAGCAGACATCAAGAATAAGAGCAAAATTGTTGAGTTACAGATGGCGAATAAACAAGAAAACCTTGCAAAAGTCGAGAATGACTTTCTTGAAGAGTTATCTGGGAGCCTAAGAAGATGAGTGACATCATTCCAAACCTAGAAGACATGACGGATGCTGAGAAGAAGGCGGCACTTGACGCTATTCAGTTATCTATTGCCAAGTCAAAAGAGGTTCAAAAGCAACGCATTGGTGAGAACGTCAACCTAGTTATTGATGCCCTAAAGAAAATTGAAGCCGACATTCAATCTCGTTATGACTTAGTGGGAAACACACTAGAGAAGCGAGTTGCCTCCATTAAAGACGGAAAAGACGGAAAAGATGGAAGGGATGGCAAGAATGGAAAAGATGGACGTGATGGAAAACAAGGCGTTCAAGGAGTTAAAGGCGAGAATGGACGCGATGGGCGTGATGGAATCGATGGTAATGATGGTATTGGTGTCTCCTTTGCTCGTATCGATTTTGATGGTAGCCTTGTCATTGGCTTGTCTAGTGGTGTTGAACTCAATGTTGGTGAAGTTGTTGCTCCTGATCTTGCGGAACGCATCAAAGTCATTACTAATGGTGGCGGCACTTCTCAGTCTGTCCTTGATACTCTAGCCTCCCTACAAACACAGATAACAAACCTGATTCCTAGTCAAACAGGAAATGCAGGCAAGTTCCTAACTACCAATGGAACATCAACTTCTTGGGCATCTGTCGCTGGTGGACTGAGTTACCAAGGAACATGGAACGCAACGACCAATACTCCCACATTGGCTAGTGGAGTGGGTGTAAATGGCTACTACTACATAGTTGCAACGGCTGGTTCTACTAACTTAGACGGCATTACTGATTGGCAAATTGGCGATTGGCTGATGTTTAACGGCACAGTCTGGCAAAAGATTGACCAAAGCAACCTAGTTACTAGCGTTAATGGTCAAACAGGTGCGGTATCGGTTGGAACTGTTACTTCTGTGGCGGCTACGGCTGGAACAGGAATAACTGTTACTGGTAGCCCAATCACATCAAGTGGCACTCTAACCATTACAAATTCTGCCCCAGATCAAACAGTTGCTTTAACTGGTGGCACAGGCATAACAACTAGCGGAACTTATCCTAACTTTACGATAACCAATAGTGCGCCAGATCAGACAGTTGCGTTGACCCAAGGCGGTACAACAACGATAACTGGCACATATCCCAATTTCACTATTTCTTCTGCTGACCAATTCCAAGGAACAGTTACTTCAGTTACAGGAACTTCTCCAGTTGCGTCTAGCGGTGGTGCTACCCCTGCTATTTCTTTGTCTTCTGGTTATGGCGATACGCTAAATCCTTATGCTTCCAAGACTGCTAACTATGTCTTAGCCGCACCTAATGGAAGCGCAGGAGTGCCAACATTCAGGGCAGTTGTTGCCGCTGACATTCCTACGCTTAATCAGAATACTACGGGAACTGCGTCCAATGTAACTGGAACTGTGGCTATTGCTAATGGTGGTACAGGTCAAACTACTGCTAACACGGCTTTCAATGCTTTAGCCCCTAGTCAGACAAGTAACTCAGGTAAGTATCTAACCACAGATGGAACTAACTCATCTTGGGCAACAGTAACTGCTGGTGCAAGCATTAGCAATGACACAACCACATCGACTAACCTATATCCATTGTTTGCGGCGGCTACCTCTGGTACGCCAACAACGATTTACACGGGTAACACCAAGTATTTGTATAAGCCAAGTACGGGTGAGTTAACTGCGCCAGCGCACATCTCGTCAAACGGCATAAACATTAACTCAGCAACTGTTAGCGCAAGTTACACAATAGCAAGCGGAAACAATGGCTTTTCGGTTGGCCCAATAACAAGCGCCAGCGGTGTCTGGTTCTACTACGATAACTTTGCCAGCCGCCACTGGAACAATGATGGTTAGTGGCAATATGCCAGCGTTTAGTGCTTATCTTAGTGCTAACCAAACCATAACTTCTAATGTCAATACAAAAATTGCTTTTGACACAGAACAATTTGATACAAATAGTTGTTACAACACAACCAATTATCGTTTTACTCCAAATGTGGCTGGATATTATTTTATAAATTTAAATTTTTGGACAGGAAGTGCAACACCTGTTGTTTCAAGATACAACGGAAAAATATACAAAAATGGCTCTGAATTTTTTAGAATAAATGATTTATTAACTGGTTATGGAACTGTTGGTGGTTGTCTAATGTATTTAAATGGAACAACTGATTATGTTGAAGCGTATGCAAATCTAACTACAACGGGGTCTGCAATTATAGAAGGTGCTAATCAGAACATAAATGTATTTCAAGGTTATATGGTGAGGTCAGCATAATGAATTTATATGAAAAAATATTAACAATTTATCCAAGTCTTACTGACAAAGATTTTGATACTGTAATCACACTACAAAACGACTCTGATGGCAAAGGGGATTACATAGCCAAGTGGGAACACCCAACACTTGCTAGACCTACTGAGGAACAATTAGCATGACCACTACCCTAAACGCATCTACTGCTGGTGCTGGTGGCTTTATTGCTACTAGCGATAACTCTGGCTCATTAGCACTACAAACTGCTGGCACTACTGCGATTACTGTTGATGCTAGTCAGCAAGTTGGCATAGGTGGAACGCCTGTAAAAACACTATCTATTTTGCCTACTTCTATTCGCAGAATGGACTTTTATGTTCGTGACCCAGGGGTTGATGATTCTTTAGTTATTCGTAGTCAACACGCTACCAATAATAATATTAGGGACATGATTTTAGAAGGAAATAATGTAAAAGTTTTTACAGGTGCAGACTCAGGAAGTTCTGGTTCAGAGCGTATGCGTATCAACGCCGACGGTAGAGTTTATTCTGGAAGCGCATCTCCTTGGACTGTTGGTAGCGGTGGAGTAAATGCTTGGGCTTTGTATAACGGGGGAGATTTTCCTCTTACAGTCGCTTCACAAAGCACAATTACTGCAATTTTTAATAGGTGTACTTCAACTGGCACTATTGTTGAATTTAAATACAACGGGTCTCCTAAAGGTACGATATCTACTGATGGTAGTACTGTTGCCTATAACACCTCATCTGACTACCGATTAAAAGATGATGTCGCCACAATGACTGGTGCGTTGAATAAAGTATCTGCGTTAAAGCCTGTTACTTGGAAGTGGAAGTCAACGGGTGAAGATGGCGAAGGTTTTATAGCGCATGAGTTGGCTGAAGTATGCCCACAAGCAGTTCATGGAACTAAAGATGAAGTAGACGCTGATGGAAACCCCGTGTATCAGGGAGTAGATACATCATTCCTAGTAGCAACATTAACAGCGGCTTTGCAAGAAACTAAAGCATTGATAGACACACAAGCCGAAACAATCAACGCACTAACCGCCCGTATAGTGGCCTTGGAGACAGCATGAAGATGCGTGACTTTGCACCATCGTTTGAATACTTACATTCCGTCTTTGAAATAAAAGATGGTCGTTTGTATAACAAAGTTCAGCGTAACAGTCGAGTAAAGATTGGTGAATTGTCTGGCTGTTATTCTGGTAAATATGCTTTGGTTACTTTGCATGGAATCGCTTGGCAAGTAAGCAGAGTCTTGTTTTACATGGTTCACGGATATATGCCAATTCATGTTGACCACATTGATGGTAATAAACAAAACAATCACATAGATAATCTTCGTGGCGCAACAGCAAAACAAAATCAAGCAAATCAAGGAATAAACAAAGCCAACACTTCTGGTGTCAAGGGCATTTCTTGGGCATCTAGATACAACAAATGGTATGCCTGTATTCGATACAACGGCAAAAACAAAAACCTTGGCTATTTTGATAGCATTGATGATGCTAAAGAATTCATTGAATTAGCAAGAGAAATGGTGCATGGCGCATTTGCCAACCACGGATATAAGGAGAATGTATCTTGTCTGTAATCATTGATGGAACGGCTGGTATCACATTCCCAAACAGCACTACTCAATTAGTTGCTGGCGCACCTTTAACTACGCCATCGTTTACAACAACTATTGGCGTGGGTGCGGCAACTGCATCGGCAAGTGGTGCTGGCATTACTTTCCCCGCAACCCAATCAGCATCATCTGACGCAAACACATTGGATGATTATGAGGAAGGTACTTTTACTCCTGTTCTGTCTCCAAACGCAGGTTCAATTACAACCCAAAGTTCTTATGGATACTATACAAAAGTTGGTAATAGCGTTACTGTTCTTGTAGCAATATCAATAGCAAATGGAGGAACTGCAAGCGGTGTTGGTACTATAACTGGGTTACCTTTTACATCACAGACAGTCACATCTTTATTTTCTGGGGGCAACAGGTCGGGAACAGCATCTTTTAGAGAAGATGGTAATACAGGAAATTGGTATTTTGGTTATTTACTTAGTAATAATACTCAAATGGTAGTTTCGTCATCGACAAATGGCGCTTTAAGTTATACAAACAGCAATTGTTATGTGGCTAGTTTTGTGTATAGAACAACTTGATGCAAATAAAGGAAACCACAATGTCAACATTCACAGAAACCAAGGTCATCGACCAAATAACAGTCACCGAAAACGGAATAGTCCTCTATCGGGAAGCAACACGCATCTTAAAAGATGGTGAGCAGATAGCACAGACATTCCATCGCACAAGCCTAACAACGAAAATCGGTTCTCTACGATGGGAACTGATGGGTGGCTTGACTTAATGGAAGATATTGACAACATGATTGCATCATTGAACAATATCAGTACAATCCCTGACGAAGCAACTTTGCACTTTAAAAAGGGCGAGTTGTCAATTCTGACATGGCTGAGAACCTTGAAAGAGGTCAGCGAAAGAGCATACGAGGAATTGAATGAGAAGAATATTTGAATTTGCCTGTGAAAACGGGCATAAAACCGAAAGATTCTGTGATTATGAGACACAGAGTTTTAGGTGTGAGTGCGGAGATACAGCCAACCGCATATTAAGTGCGCCAGCCTTTAGGTTGGAGGGGTGGTCTGGTTCTTTCCCGTCAGCGCATGGGAAGTTCGAGAAAAGCCATCTTGACAAGTTGAAGTCTGAACGTAAGCAAAACTCGTAACAAGAGCGAGTTAAATGTCCTGAGAACGATCAAAACGCAGGAAAAAGGAAAAATATGTTGATTGACAAAGAAGATGAGACGCTAAGTGAGTTAGACGCAGTTGAGGAACAAAAACAACTCCCTGAAACAGAGCCACTCGCCCAAATACCCGACAAATATCGGGAAAAGTCTTTGGAAGATGTGGTCAAAATGCACCTTGAGGCTGAAAAGTTAATCGAGAGGCAAGGTAAGGAAGTTGGTGAGATTCGTAAACTGGCAGATGAACTTATAAAGCAAAACCTTAGTTCTAACAAACAACCTATTGAGAAAGATGAGCCTGAAGTAGATTTCTTTGAGAATCCTAAAGAGGCAATTCGTAAGACAGTAGACCAACATCCTGATGTAGTTGCGGGTCGCCAAGCGGCAAACGACTTCAAACGGATGCAGATACAGCAGAAGTTAACGCAAGAACATCCTGACTATGTGCAGATTGTTCAAGACCAAGACTTTGTGAATTGGGTGAAATCCTCACCTGTTCGCCTAGACTTGTTTGCGAAGGCGGATGGTGCATTTGACTACGATAGTGCTAACGAGTTGTTGTCAACATTTAAACAGTTGAGAGGCGTGAAGGTTAAGCAAGCGAGTGAGTCTGGAGAGACAACCCGTAAGAATAACTTGAAGGCGGCAACTGTGGATGTAGGCGGTTCTGGGGAGAGTTCAAAGAGAGTTTATAGAAGGGCTGACCTTATTCGGCTGAAGATGACAGACCCGAACAGATACGATGCTTTGAGTGAGGAAATCATGCAAGCATACGCAGATGGACGGGTTAAGTAATTAACCTATCGTTTTTTGGAGATTTAACATGGCAACAGCATTTAGCCCGACCAATTCGGTCACAACCACCACCTCGGCAACGTTCATTCCTGAAATTTGGAGTGATGAGATTATTGCCGCCTACAAAAAGAACCTCGTTGTCGCAAATGCGGTAATGAAGATGAACTTCAAGGGTAAGAAGGGTGATGTGGTTCATATCCCTGCACCTACCCGTGGTTCAGCCTCACTAAAAGCCGCTGAGACAGCAGTCACTTTGATTGCCGCCACAGAGACTGAAGTGCAAGTGTCTATCAACAAACACTATGAATATAGCCGTTTGATCGAAGACATCGTAGAAGCCCAAGCCTTAAACAGCCTGCGTAACTTCTACACAGCAGACGCTGGCTATGCCTTGGCTAAGCAAGTCGATACTGATTTGATCCAATTAGGTCGTGCTTTCAATGGCGCAACTGTGGGAACAAATGACTATGCGACAAGCAATACAACTACTAAGGCTTTCATTGGTGGTGATGGCACTACTGCTTATAACAGCACAAGTAGCAATGCTTCTGCATTGACAGATGCCGCTATCCGCAGAACCATCCAACGCCTTGATGACAATGACACTCCTATGGATGGTCGCTTCTTTGTAATCCCACCCTCAAGCCGTAACACGCTTATGGGCTTGGCTCGTTATACAGAGCAAGCATTTGTGGGTAATGGAGATGCAATCCGCAATGGTGAAATTGGTCAACTCTATGGTATCCCTGTGTTTACCACTTCAAATGCTGATACTGGTGCTGGCAACTCCACCACAGACCGCATTTGCTTGATGGGTCATCGTGATGCTATGGTTTTGGTTGAGCAAATTGCTGTTCGTTCACAAGTGCAATACAAGCAAGAATACCTCGCTACATTGTTCACTTCTGACACTCTGTATGGAGTGAAAGCAGTTCGCACAGCCGCTACTACTGGTGCGGCTTTGTCCTCATCTGCGTTTGCTTTGGCAGTACCAGCCTAATTGCAGTTGCGCCCCCTGCCCTAGTGGTGGGGGGACTTTTTTAACTAATTAGGAGAAAATACATGGCAACCGCATCCGCAGTAACTACTCGCAGAGGAACAGACCAATTCCGTGGTTTGTTTAGCGATACATGGTCAGTCAAGGCAACCCTTGATGCT